ATCTATTCAAGTATTTGAGAAGTACAATCTTGATGACTATTTACAGTTACTTAAAACCTACATCGAAGAATTTGTTAGGGGAAGACATGCCTAAAGAAAAACTTGAGGATAAATTTTTAACACCTACCAAATTCTCACAAGAGATTGAACGGTTAGTTAAGAAGAGTAATGGTCTCATTACATATATTGAAGCAGTAGTTACATACTGTCAAGAGAATGAGATCGAGGTAGAGACGGTTCCCAAACTGATTTCTAAACCATTGAAAGAACGTTTGCGTCACGAAGCACAACGTTTGAATTATATGAAAGCATCTTCTAAAGGAGTATTACCATTGTGACAGGGTTTGAAGTGTATAAGATGTATCTTTCACTCAAACAACACTTCACTAAACCAAACTACGATTACTACAAATATAACGGAAAGGTACGTGCGAACGAAAAGTCATTTGAGCAAAGGCAAGACCGTTATTTTTTTAAGAAGTTAGCGACAAAACACACAGGAGATAAACTCTTAAAGTATTTTGTCGCTAATTTTGTAAACAATCCTAAAGGATATCTTAGATCATTTAGTGAGGATACCTATAATAAATGGAGAATACATCAAGAGTCTTTCACTTATAAATTTAAACAAGATGTAAATCTTTTACTCGATGATTATGAGTTTCCATATCAGGAAGCATTTGATAGAATGTTCACAGTCACTTCTGGTCAGCATCCAAAAATCATGAGACACTATCTATCTGGAGAGATCTCATTAGAAACATTGGTTGTATTTGAAACATGTTTAGGGTTCGTTGAAAATTTTGATAAAACTTTGTCAGATCCTATCTGGAAAGACACCCGAATGAAGGTCATGAAGTATAAACCATTTCTAAAATTAAATTGTCAAGAGTATAAGTCGGTAATCTTAGATACTATTAAAACAAAGTTATGAGTAAATTTTTTAATTCGCCTCAAGTTCAAGAAGATCTACAATCAATCTTTAATTTTTACAAAGAAATTTCAGCAGAGACAGTACGTCTAGGAATCATGGATAAAGAACAGAAACTAGAACACATTGAAGATTGTAAAGCACTTATTGATAAACAAAAGACTTTCTATACAAGGTTATGTCTAGCATCTAAAGAAGATAAAGAAGCAGCAGACATGAAGAACAGAGTTAATGCTTTAACTAGTGCGTTTGGATATGAAGACTTAGTAGAATGTATGGATGCAATGGTTGCTACACTAGAGGCAGCAGCAATGAGGGATGATTTATGACTAACTTATTATCAGATGCACTTAAGATAGAATTAAAAAATCTTATCAATGAGGTTTTAGATGAGAGAGAACATCAGAAACAACTAGACGGTCCTTATGACTTTCCAGAAGATGATGGTCTTGATTATGAAGTAAACTACTATGGATGAGAAGATAAAAGATTTCATAGAGAAATGGAAGAAGCGTTTACGTTTCCCCAAAATGCCACCCCCACCAACTTGTCCTGCTTGACAACACCTATATACTATGCTACGATTACACAGTAGTATACAAACAACATACACACTAAAACGGAGAATACGATTATGTCTTTCGCATCACTTAAGAAAGCATCTAGCACTGGAAATACTTTTGCTAGATTGACTAAGGAGATCGAGAAACTAAACCAACCTGCTCAAGGTAACAGTGGCGCAGACGAGCGTCTTTGGAAACCAGAATTGGACAAGTCAGGTAACGGTTATGCTGTTATCAGATTCTTGCCCGCACCTGATGGAGAGGAACTTCCTTTCGCTAAGATCTGGTCTCATGCCTTCAAAGGTCCTGGTGGTCAATGGTATATTGAAAACTCATTGACAACTCTTGGTAAACAAGACCCTGTTTCAGAATACAATACTGAACTCTGGAACGCTGCAGGAGAAGGTTCTTCAGAACGTGCACAAGCACGAGCACAGAAGAGAAAACTTTCTTACTACTCTAACATTTACGTTGTGAGTGATCCTGCACACCCTGAGAATGAGGGTAAGGTCTTCCTATACAAATACGGTAAAAAGATTTTTGATAAACTCGTTGAAGCAATGCAACCTGCATTTGCAGACGAGACACCTATCGATCCTTTCAACTTCTGGAAGGGTGCAGACTTCAAGTTGAAGATCCGCAAGGTCGATGGTTACTGGAACTATGACAAGTCTGAATTTGCCACACCTCATACACTAGGTGACTATGACGATGCTCGTCTAGAACAAATTTGGAAAGAGGGATACTCTCTTGCTGAGTTTGAGAATCCTAAGAACTTCAAGTCTTATGATCAACTCAAGGCACGTCTTAGTTTAGTTCTTGGTAACACTGTTTCTGCCCCACGTCCTGATGAATCTTTTGAAGATGTTAAACCTGCTCCTCAAGAGTGGGCATCTGAAGTAAAAGATTTCCGTGAGAAAGCAGTTGCCTCTGCCCCTGCTGAGGATGACGTAGAACTTTCTTACTTCGCAAAACTTGCTGAAGAGGACTAGACAGTTTATAAACTGGCACAAGGAGGGTTGTAAAGACCCTCCTTTTCTAGTATAATTAAAACATACAAAAGGATACACTATGAAAACCGCCCTTGCTGCAATTATGTTACTTACCGCAGTTCCTGCAAATGCTTTTGAAAGCATTGGAGACAGAAGTAATCGTCAAGCGTATGAGTCTGTCGGAGGATATGCATACGAACATAATTGTTATCGTTATGAATATCGAGAAGAGTACGTTCCTGGCACATCTAGGTCGCCTGGTTACGTTAGATCTTACAGAGAAAAGATAGCGGTGCCTTGCTACCATAATGGTGGCGGTGGTAATGCTTCAAGAATCTACAGAACTCCATCACCTGATGGTAATGAGTGTAGTGAAGGAGCAATCCTTGGAGGAATCCTAGGAGGAGGTGCAGGTGCAGCACTATCACAAGGAGACGGTCGTTGGTGGGCAATACCTTTGGGAATTGTCGGTGGATCTATGATTGGTTGTGATATCGATGGAGGATAATGGTAAACCTACTTAGAGAGTTTCCTCTTTCAGATTTAGGAGATTCTATGTCAGAAGAAAAAATCAAAAAAGTAGCATACACTAAACAAGAAGTTGATGTTATGATTGCTTTCGCTGTTGAAAAAGCAGTTGCTGAAGCAAAACGGATTGACGAAGAGTCAATGCGTAAACATAACCGTGACGCTACAGTTATCAGTATGATATTGGGATTTACTACACTGGCATTATTTGTAGATGGTTTACTTAGAATGCTTGGTATCATTCCACCATTCATGCATCTTGATGTTAATATTTTAGATAAAATAGAAACTGATATCATAGATAAAATTAAACAAGTTCCCATTCAAAGGATATTTAAACGATGAATAACATTGGATTAGAGGTCGTCTTTTGGACATCATTATCAGTTTATTTACTAGCAAAATTTGGAGTCTTTAAAAAGAAATGAATGACGTATCGGTCATAATATATTTGATTCTATTTGTCATGCTATTTGCAGCAACCTTTGCATACATGTTTAGGTTGATGGGTTCTACATTGGATTCTTTTAACAAGGCATCAATTGGACATCCTGAGTTGCAAGGTGTAAAACCTGGTGATGAACTCTTAGGAGTTAAGTTCAAAGGATATGAAGAACTATCACTAGATGAAGTAGAAACATATCCAGTGGTCAGTGCACAGAGAGATCATGAATCCATAGAACTCTATCGTGATTTACAAGATCGTATCGATGAACTTGATGATGAAGACGAGGGAGATGGCGACATCCCTGCTAAACCGTACGTCGGATCTGGAATCTGAAATTGACTTTTAGTTCCCAGATAACCGCAAAAAAAATTCCGCCAAAAATTTGACCCCTTTAGATTTTATGAGTGACATACATTTTAAAAAACACCGAGTGTTCCGAGAAACAGACGGTGTTATTTTTTATGACATATCAGTAGAGGAATCCAACGCTTCTGACTTAGTTGTTCATGAAGGTCCTGCTCAATCCCCTCCACCTGATTGTGTAGGAGGGAAACAATTCTATATACATTCCTTTCAAGATGACTACAACAGAGTTGTATCAGGCACAAGAATGTTTGAATTAGTTAATTATGATTGGAGATTCCCATATCATATAGTTCATCTTGATGTGCATAGTGGTGCATTGATTATTCCTCGTGGAACATTTCATAGATCACAATCAGGAGAACATGGATCTATTGTAATTAATCAAGCAAAGAGATACGATGGATTTGATGCTAGTGCAGAGTTTTATCCTGTCTCTTGTGCAGAGAACGTTCAACTATATAATGTATTAAAGAATGAGAAACCAGTAATTCATCGCTTAGGAGAATGACTCAAAGTTATCACATTTACTTTCAAAAGGAATGCCTCTTTAAAAATTTGAATTTAGAGGAGTTTACTTTAATATGGGACAAACTCTATACTTCATATTGGAAAGATGACATAACGTATTCTATATGTTATAATGAAGTATATGAAGACGCTTCCTTTTAATTATGATTTCCTTTTTACTTACTAGTGCAGCATTTCTCAACTTTGCATTCTATGTCTATGCAATTGGGTTTGTAGTTGCGTTGATACTAGAACAGTGGTTGAAGTTTAGACCTCTATCTGCTGATGAGTCAATGAATCAAAGGAATAATTACATTGTGCAGACCAACAGAAAATATTGTTGGAGACAAGCATGGGTAGTTAATATCCTATGGTTCTTATGTAACATAGCATTGTATGTCATATCAAGGAACATGCAAACACCTCAAGATACTTTCTGGAACGGAATATGAAGAAGGAACCAAAAGAAAGAGAGTACGCTAAGGATAGAATGGAATACTTTAGAGAGTTCCATCGAGTTATTGCACCAGTTGTAGTGAGGAAAAAGGATGAATAAAATTTATGCTACTATGATTATTGGTGCAGTAGCATGGTGCACTGCAGCACAAGCTTGTAGTCCTCGTTTGGATGGGGGAGAAACTTATTGCCCTCCTTTTGATGA